TGCGAGTAGCAGTTAATGTCGTAAGTACGTTCTGCTATACCATTTACCACAATATCCACAAACTTTGGAATTATCGGCACAGGCGTCCAGTCTAAGTTTAAATAAGATAAATCACCATTTATAGATAATTCATCTTTATATTTTTTCATTGATTGTTCGCCTCTAGCGTACAACCTTAATTTGTGAAANTCGTTTTCNTTTGTATCAAAACGATTGTAGCCCCTGTCTTCGTGAAACCACTCTGACTCAATAGCTTTAGCAACGCGTAAACCGTAGTCGTAACTTAGTTTTTCTGCATCGCTAACAACTTGACTTGGAAAATAACTTTTTATAACAGACTCTGCCATATTCTTATTTTATTATTTGTGAAGTAAAACCTGTGTTAGTATACTTTGCAATATTTATATTCAAATTCTTCTTTTTCTTTGGTGCGCTAGGTGTGTACAAATGTCTATTACAAGCCATTATAGCCAAACCAGAACTAATTGACGCATCAAACTTCGTTCTTTTGTTTATATCAAATTTACTCCAATCATGAAGTGTTTCATTAAAATATATATTACCATATAAGCCATCTCCTTTATGACCAACATGATCGTTAATATACATTTCTATAGCAGCGGCATGCGCTTGCTTAATATCTTCACTAGAGTTTGGTATACCACCAATCTCTCTTTCTGCAGTTGACAACTTATTCCAAAGCTTATCAGGCCTGTTCATACTAAAACCTCTGTAGCCTCTTCGCTTGAAGTAATACAAAAGCCTTGGCTTATTGTTCTCTGCAAGAAGTGGCATTCCGTAAAATACACAAGACATCAAAACATCTTCAAAAAATATCTCAGCCGTTGGCGGCCTTGATATATATTCTAAAAAGAAGTGATTTGGNGGCGCGTCTTCCATAGAGAACTTAGTCAATCCATGAAGAGATCCGTTGGATCCTCTACCATCAACGGTACCACTAATATCATAACTATCGCAGCCAAAGGCACCAATATGTTCATTACCAGGGTACTTAACTCCATTTTTAAATATTACATTGTTTTGAAGTCTTAAATCTGGAACCCAACTTATTTTAAACCTACCATTGTTGTCTGGTGTAAACACTACTTTTGTGTCTTTAACACCGTTCACCCATTGAAAGTTACCTACAGTTACAGCTGCAGAATTACCAACTCCTTCGTTATAATCTATCTGTTCGTATATCTTAACTAAGTTAAATATACTATTTTTTGTTTCATCTCTAAACGCGTGTTCTTCAGTTCTTGGAAACTGTCGNTANAANTCGTTTANTGCGTCTTGATCATCTCTTAATCCGTCAGCTTCGTTATCCCAGTGATCGATAACACCTACGTCTATTAATTCACCGTCGGGTCCATAACACTCTCGTCCTGGGGTATCGAATACTGGTCGTCCATACTCATCAATAAAGCCTTCATAGTTCCATTCCATTGGGATAAACAGAGAATATAAACCAGAGCGTGTTTGACCATTTCTATTTCTTTTAGTTACATCACTNTCGTAGTATAACTTTTTAAAGTTATTACCACCTTTATCTAAAGCGTTTGACGTACTTCCCATCATACACTTACCTATAATTCTACTACCTAGCCTTAAACAGGTTTTTGTTACTCGCCAGTTATTCAATATGTTGTCCGGCTTCTCCCACTTGCCACTTTCGTCGTGTACTAATAAACTAAGCTTTTCACCGTCGTAGCTGTTGTCACCAGTGTTTTTCCAATCAATAGTAGTGTCAAGTCCAACCAACTCTTCCTGCGCTTCGTTCGCCGTAATCTTTCTACGCGTAAACTTACTTGCAGGAACCCTATAAGCAAGTTCACTTTTAGGTCTGTCCATACCGTCTTGTATCGGTTTGAAAAAGAACGGATAGTTGATAGATATTGGTACAACCTTGTCGGTAAACATTTTCTTAGCATCAGCTCCACTTTTAGATAGTATTCCATACCTAGAGTCACTTGATATTGTAGCTAAATTAACGGTTTCAGCTGAGCTCATAAAAGAAAAACCACTACGTCTGTTTTTTAGATAGCACATACCGTAGCATCTTGCGTCAGCTTTACAGGCCTCCCAAAATATAAAGAATAATCTATTTGCTTCACGAAAGTCTGGAGCACCTACATCTATTTTACTCCATTGAAGATACATATAGTGAGTTCCAGTTATATACGTTGGTTGACTATTGTTAGTAAACCAAAAGCCCTCGTCTCTACGTTTAAACTCTTCGTCTATATAATCAAACCACTGCTCTTTGCTTTCTTCCGGATATGCTCTCCAGTCAAATATATTTTTTAGTTTTGCTAATTCTTTTGGATAATCAAACCTAACCCATTTGTTCGACTTATGCTCGTGTATTTTTTTAGGTAATTTAGGTAATGCTATTTTTAAACCTTGAATATCAAATATTTCACCTATCTGCCCAGTTTTGCTAATAACAACAATATCGTGCTCTTTGTTGTAGCCGTATTTCCACTTTTTAGACTTATTAAGTCGACTAATAGTAGTTTTCTTAACAGGCTCAACAACGCTATATAGTGTTTGGCTATACGACATCCTTTTGAATTACAATACCTAAGTTAGCAAATATTTCAGTACTATTAGCTGAAACATTTATACATTGAACATATACGTCTGTTTTTTCAGGTATAACCAACGGTAAAGCATAAAATTTGCTAAAAGAAGTAGATCCGCTTGATTCTAACGCTAGTTGTTGTTTTGATTTTTTTATATACCGCTCTGGACCTTTTGATCCTGGCTCTCTAAATATTAACTCTAGTGTAGCGTTTCTATTTGAGCCTGACTTTAGTATTGAGCCTGAAAAGTCTAGCAAATAACCCGTGTAACCAGCTGGAATAGTATATTGACATTGTTCTGTTTGACTTTTGCCAGTTTCTATATAAGCGAGAACTATCGACCCGGTGACAGCGTCTACTATATCTATTCTACCTTCGTTAACAGCTAAGTCGCCAGCTAAACTAACATAAGCTCTATTTACTCTTAAATACTCGTGGGTGCTATTAGCTGCGTTTTGACCAAGCAGAGATATTGTCTCTGATATTTGATTGTAGTCTTGATCTAAACCTTCTATAATAATATTGTGCGCTCCTCCGCTGTTACCGCCCCCTCCTTCCTGATCGTTAACGGAGCTTGATGTAACCCTTAGCCTTTCCGCTCCATTTGAACTATCTGAAGGGTCGTATTCAAGAAACTCATAGTTTCCGCCTTTTGCCCAAACAAGCTCTGGCGTGCTACCAGTATTTATATCATTGTTTCTACCATATTTGTTTATAGCTATATGGTCTGGCGCTAAGCCTTTAGATACCTCTAAGAAAAAATCAAAAAAATGATTGTTCATACTCTTTTATTTTGATCGGCCTTCAGCGAAACCTTTAAATACTCTTTCTTTTTTATCTTCCGTAGCTTTGCCTTCTAATATGTTTTCCTCTTCTTGTATACGGTTAAGTATTTCAAAAGCATCGAATATAGCCAGTTTTTTAGTAGCCGCGGCATTTTTAAGTCTGTCTGCAGAAACATCATCTTCAGTATTAGTGATGATCTTTTCTTTAGCTACATTTATTAGCTCTTCAACAGCTTTATGCCCAGCTTGGATTATAAGCTTCTTCGTCTCCTTGATATTCATATTTAATTGTAATAAATTTAGAGTAAACCCTATATAACCTCTCACCGTTTATAATAAACTCATATTCGCTGTTTGGTGTAAAGCCCACTAGATCACCTATGTCAAAGGTGCCATCTGTATACTTAATTACACCCATCAAAGGTTTTTCTACATCAGCTGTTAGCTTATCTCCATCTTTTATAGGTTGTACAAAACAAAAGCCTTTCATAGGTTGCAGCTTCTCGCCACTTCTAATCAAGAATATTTGATCTTCTGACACTATATATGTATCTTCGTTAAAAAATGCCTTACTGTTCTTCTCTCGGCCTTTTACGTCGTTCCAACGTCTAAATACATTATGATGAACTATAACCTCATCACCAGGCTTTATGTTTGTACCACCAATTTCAGGTACTGAAACTACTTCAGCTAACCTGTTTACAAACTCATGATTATATATATCAGTGTTTGTTATTAACTTTGAATCACCTATAGTCTTTTCGTTGTTGTAACGATTGCCAATAGGTTTTATTACAAAGTTATATACGCTTTTCATTAGTATTGCAAGTTATATTCTACAGATACAGCCATGTTCTTGTTAAAATCTTTCCAAGGTAAAACATCTTTACCTTTTCTAATATAAACAGAGAACTTGTCTTTTTCTTCAATAATATCACAAATAGTATGACCACCATACACTTCCTGTCCTACAGAATAGTGCATGGCGTCATTTTTGTAATCCTTGCCAATACTAATCTTCCTTATTAGTTTCGACATTATCATTATATTTTATTGTTCCGTCTTGAAGGTTGATGTCATAAGTTCCATATTGTTCTTTGAACTCGCTTTGCATGACTGTCAGCTGCTGCTGATTTTCAACCACAGTGTGAAGTAAGCTGTGCTTTTTAGCCTCAATCATACCAATATCAAATTGAGCACGATTAATGCTGTCAACAACTTTCTGAACGTTTTGTAATTGTTCAGG